GGGAGATCTCCGCAGCTATCGGGCACATCATCCGCAACGTTGGGTATAACGACGTTACCGACATCGACCTGGCCGAGCTGGACCGTCTTGAGTCAACACGCTGGACGCCGCGCGGCGATACCTACGACCGGATCGTCAACGACTCGAAGACTGTCAAGTCGAACTTGATCGACGCTTTACAGGCCGGCTTCTCCGAACTGACTATTGATCGCGGTCTGCTGGTGCCGGTGCGCGATGAGCCGCGTGGTCCTGCGTTCGACCACGTTTACAACCCGCACATCATGCTCGAGCCTTTGGCCGATAACTTCGTGATGCCGGATCAGCCGGATGACTTCGATGGCGTGGACGTCGAGTATTACGATCACATCACTCGCCAGGACGAAACCGTCGAATGCCGTCTGCCCGGGGACGCAGGGGAGCGCGTGGAAAAGATCCGCGTAGAAGGCGTGGGTGTTCGGTACAAAGCGTGGCGCATTGGTATGCGCCGACGCCGCGGTCACATCTATCGCCAGCGCCAGTACAGCTTCAAGACTGAGCTTGACGCGTTGAACAGTGCCTATTTCGATTACGTGGCGCTCGGCGTTGCGACACCCGGCTATGGGCAGAGCGCGGAAGTCGTAAGCTACTCGCCCTCCGATTACATACCCGGGAATCCGATCACACTGGAAGTTTCGCAACCGCTCGACTGGTCTCAGCCTGGTGCGCATAAAGTCGTTGTGCGTCGCTTGGACGGCAGCGCCTCAGGCCCATACTTCGCCACGATGGTCGACGACTACACGTTCAGCATTCCGACCTTGGACTTCGTGCCGAACGTGTCAGGCGATATCGACACACCGCCAATCATCCAGTTCGGGCACGAATCGACGTGGGCCTTCCCCGCATTAATTACGGATGTGTCACCAAGCGGAACGCGCACCTGCAGCGTGAAGGCTGTCAATTACGATGTGAGGATGTACGCAGACGACGACGCGTTCCCGCCGAGTTAATTGTGCGTGGTATCATGGCCGAAACACATAGGGGTTAGGCCATGCGGGATCAGTGCGAGACTTACGCATACCTTTGGGTTTGTGCTTTGCTAGCCGGAATGAATGGTTACGCCGCCGCCGGCGCCGCGATAGGTTGTTGCTTCTACCTGGCCGCGCCCCGGGCCACTTCTTTCAGGGAACGATTCATGCTTACCGTGTTCTCATGGGGTATGGCTTACGGCGGTGGCGTTTATTTCTATGGTGGCGGTCCGCCATATGACGAGAAAGCACTGTTCGTATCAGGGGCCATTGGCGCGCTTATTGCGGTCGTGTTTACCGCTCTAGGCTATATGGTTGAGAAAGATGGCCCAGTGCCAGAGTGGATTAAGACAATCATCGGTCTCATTCCATTTTTCAAAAGCCGGGGTGGCAACGATGGAGCTTAACGTGATTCTGCTTTGGGTAGAGTGCGTCATCCATTTCGCAACCTTCCTGATTCTTTTCGTATACAACGGTTCCCACTCACGACAACGCTGGGGCGTCTCTATGCTGGCTGTAGGGCTCGCCGCAGCTAACGTCGGACTCTTCACGCTCATCCTATTCCATATCGTTAAGCCCGGTCCGGCCATGGTTCATGGCCTGCTGATCATAGCCTTCGGCTGCGTGTTGGGTTTGTTGGTTAGAGCGAAGGGGAACGTGGCTAAGATGATCCCGCCGATCAACACGAGGATGTTTCTATAATGGACGCTGCCGAACTGATGCTGGTTATGAACATCCCTCTAGCCCGCGCTCAGAAGTGGGCCGCAGCGCTTACCCTGGCGATGGAAGGCGGAAAAATCAATACCAGACTGCGCATCGCTGCTTTCCTCGCGCAGATCGGCCACGAGAGCGGCTCCCTGGTCTACAGCAAAGAACTGGGCGGGCCGAGCTACTTCGCCAAGTACGATGGGCGTAAGGATCTCGGCAACACGCAACCCGGTGACGGCGCCAAGTTCTGCGGTCGAGGGTTGATCCAGGTAACCGGGCGAAACAACTACGGCCGCGCCAGCCAAGCGCTGTTTGGTGATGATCGTCTGTTGAAGACGCCCGAGCTTCTGGAACAGCCGGAATGGGCGGCGAAGTCCGCCGTTTGGTACTGGACAACGCGCAACCTGAACGCACTGGCAGATGCCGACCGGATTACCGACATCACCCGGGCGATCAATGGTGGAACCAATGGACTGGAAGACAGGAAGGCACGGTACAAGTACGCGCTGACGGTGCTCAATTGATGCCGGGATATGGTTACGTCGCTGCGTTCCTGATCGGCGCCGCCGGCTCGTGGTACGTCCAGGGGTTGCGCTGGGATAACGACGTAGCTTCGATCCAACACGACAGCGATGTAGCGATCAGCGCGAACGTGGACGCAGTGAACCAACAGTTAATCGCGTCACGCGCGCAGACGGAAGCCATTCGGGCGACGTTCATCGAGTACAAGGCAGGTAAAGAAAATGAGACGAGTACTCTTGAGCGGGCTGTTGCTGATGGCACTAAGCGGTTGCGGATCAAAGCCAGTTGTCCAGCAGTGCGCGCCGATGGAACCCTTCCCGGCGGAGCTGTCAACGGAACCGCAGAACTTGACGCCTCTGCTAGATCGGATTATTTCCTACTGAAGAAAGGCATAGACCGGCAGTACGCCGAGTTGCAGTTCTGCCGGTCGGAATTGAGGAAGCGGTCAGCTAAATAGTTTAACTATCTCCGGGATAGCGAAATACCCGAAGCAGATACATAAGAAGGCCTGCATTATCCTAATTTCGAATTCACTCACAGTAATACTCCCCTTCCTCAGTTGCATTTTGCGCAGCGGCTGTCGCCTGGCAGATAACCTGGGCGTCCTGCGTGAAGTACGCGGCCACTGGCACCGGGCCGTTGGCGGTTAGCATGTAGAGCATGGCTAGGATTTTCACATGAAGTACCCGACGTAAAGAATCGCGAATGCTGAAGCGGTGAAGAATCCAGCGATGAAAAAGCAATGCTTACAAACTGGCCGTTCGGTTTGAGGTTCTGATGTCGGCAGCGCACAACGGTAACCCGTCTTGAACCCCCACCACGCGTTAGAAAAATCGCCGTGAGGGCGTGGCTCGCCTTTCTGCGCCGCCTCAAAAGTCGCGGGAAATTCCGCCTTGAAACATTCGTCGAATTTCGCTTTTAGGTCGTTCAATTCCCTTTCTCCTCTTCGAACTGAATCAGCATGTCGATGACGTGCTTCGCTTTGCGCAAGTCCTCGATGCCGCCCTTGTCACGGAACCGGCTGATGTATTTGATCGCGGTGTGCTGGCAGGCGTCTAAGCCGTTCTTCATCGAGTATTCCATCGGCTGGATGGCCATGTCTTTGTAGTGGCCGCCGCCGACTTGGGTGTCTAGTGCTTTCTTAGGTGGCGCGCAGAGCACGAAGCAATGCTGACACGTAATGTCGTAGACATCGTGTTTTGGGCAAGATTGTTTATTGGTCATGCTGCATCCTCGATTGGGTTGAAGCCTCGATCGCGCATCGCTCGAAGCAAAATGTCCTGCACCTCTCGCTTAGTCTGCAGGCGTTCAAGCACCAGCTCGTCCACGGTGTCTGTGGCTAGGATGAAGTGGTGGAACACGGGGCGGTTGTGCCCGGCCTGCAACTGGCGCACAGGGCCGTTACGCTCGATGATCTGTTGGTGCTCTTCAAGATTCCAGTTGACACTGAAAAACACCAGAATGTTGCCCCCGTCCTGAAGGTTCAAACCGTGCCCCGCACTGGCCGGGTGGGCGAACATGATCGGGATCTCTCCGGCGTTCCACGCGTCGATCGTCTCGGGCTTCGCATCAAGCTGTCGGCCCTGCGGGAAACGTGCCATGAGCCTCGCCAGGTCGCTTTTGAAGTTGTAAGCTACCAATACCGGCATGCCTGCGGCTTCCTCCAGGATCTCTTCCAGGGCGTTTAGCTTTTCATCGTGAATCTTTTTCCACTGCGGGCCGCCTTCTACGTACGCAGCGCCCGAGGCAATCTGCAAACACTTCTGCGTCTTCGCAGCCGCGTTCAGCGCCTCGACTTGCGAACCCTCCAGGTCCATGAACATTTGCTTTTCCATGTTCTTATAAAGGACGCGCGCGGCGGGGGGCAGATCTACGCGGATCACGTTCACG